CTGGTTAACCTTCATGTGCCCCAGAGCCGCCGACACACGCGGCACCAGCTTCCTGTACTCGGTGGCCGTCTTGGGCTTCAGCTGGCGGTCTGCGTACTCGGTGAACCAGCGTTCTATCAGGTCATCCAGCTTCATAGACGCATCCAGCGAAATGCCACTGTGCACTTCCTGTTCAAAGGCATCTGCCTGACGTTGCAGTTCCTTTTCCAGCTTCTTCCCGGTCAACCCCGGCGGGGGAGTGAAGGTGCGGTTTACCAGCACCTGACGGCCCTGCCGATCATAGCCGTTGGAGACCCGGATGCAGTAGGAGCAGGTGCCGTCCTTCTTTGTGCGCTTTATAATTTTCGCCATCTGTCACCCCTCCTTTGTGGGCATAGTCTTTTGTGCATTTATCTACCCGCAATCAAGCCCATATCGAATTATTCCGCATATCTTAGTCCTGTTCATTGTTTTTCTGATACGACGGAACTTGTGTGAGTTCCCGCACACGTTGATAGACTTCATTTAATGCCTCAAAAGCATATTCATTGTTCGTTTCATCAGGCGTCGCAATATCTCTTATTGAATCGTATGCCTCTTTTTGAAGCAATTCTACAAAATATTTGAATTTCAGCGTATTAGAGTGTTTTAGCCGTTTGTCAATAATTTCAAGCACTGTCTGCAAGGCAACAAATTGTCCTGCATCATTCAATTCAAGAAAATTCGCAAAAACTGTGTAATCTTCGTCCCATTTGGGCATTTTTCCAGTTTTTTTTGCTTCTTCTAGGAGTTTTTCATAGGGAACTTCTATTATTTTTCCATTCCTTACGGTGATTGTTCCTAGTTCATATTTCATTTCATCTAATACTTTTTCTTCAATATCTCTCTTTTCAAATCCCTCAAGCAAGTCATACCATTTTAAATTTAAGACCTCTGCAATCTTACGAAGATTCTCAACAGATAATCCGCGCTTTCTTTCCATCATTGACTGAAAAGTCGATGGAGGAATACCTGCTGCAATCGCAAGTTTTCTTCTACTCTTGCCCTGCTTAGAAAGTTCCTTATCAATATTCTCGTAAATGTCCATAAGCAGCACCTCTCTGTAAGTAGCGTATCACATTGTGAACGAAATTTCAATCAAATTATTGACAGTAAACGAAATATCAATTATACTTGTGCTGTAAACGATTTTTCGTTCGTGAAAGACAGGAGGTAAGCAAAATGAAACTCAAAGGAAACATTGAGGTTATGGCAGCCTGCAAGGGCATGAACATGGGACAGCTCGCCGAGAAATCCGAGTTAAGTCGTCAGAGCCTTTCCACCATCAAGAACCGCGGCACCTGTTCTGCGTTGACTGCTGTAAAGATTGCTACAGCTCTCGGCGTTGAAATAACCGATATTGTTGACGAGGCATCCTAATTCATAGCAAGTGTTTTTCACTTGTAAAATGAGCCAATTTCATCACTATTTTTTGATGTGCAAAATCAGCAGCATTTATCCATAAATCAGGTGGGCATCCCTCTGTAAATCTATTGCAAAACAAGGTAATCCGTTGCAAAGCGTGACACTGGATATCACCAGATGACACCAGATGGATTTTGACGCAAAGGACTTCATTTCAACAATGGTTCATGGCATCAATTTTCAATCAGAATTTGGCGGTATTGCATTATTTTTCGATTTGTGCTTTACTGCTGACACGGCATCAAGAATCAACTTTCAAGCAACACCAAGGAGGTGCATCGAATGGGAGATTTAATCCGATACCCGGTCATGAAAACCGTGAAGGACGCTGCCGCCATCTACGGTCTACCGCCGACCTATATTCGGACCCTCTGCCGGACAGGCAAGATCAGGTATGTTGTGGCCGGTCACCGCTGGCTCGTGAATATGAACAGCTTGGCCCAGTATTTTGAGCGAGGCGACCCCGTCCCGGCGGAACAGGATGAAGCTGTGGGTGGCATCCGCCGGGTGGCCGGGAGGTAAGGACATGGCACAAAGCATCTTTTTCAGCCATGCAGCCGAACAGGAAGGGGTGATACGCTATCTCTGCCTATCTGACCAAAGACACCGAACGCCCGCCATTTCTTCTTTACCCCTCTTTTCTGCTTGACATGAGCGGGGATCTGAATCTGACAGATGCGCTCGTCTATTCAGCACTCTACAGCCGAACTACTCTTTCAGAGAAAAACGGTTGGATAGATGAAGATGGCCGCATCTACATCTTCTACTCCATCGAAAATCTGTCTGAGGATCTCCGCAAGGGGCAGACCGTCATAAAAGCAGCTTTGCGGAAATTGACAGCAGCAGGGTTGATTGAGACTAAGCGGAACTTTGGTGCTCCAAATACCATCTATGTGAAGCTGCCGAATGGTCGGAATACCGACCCACAGTCAGTCGGAATTCCGACCCATGAACAGTCGGAAAAGCGACCCACAGTCAGTCGGAATACCGACCAACCATCAGTCGGAATTCCGACTACTAACTATAAGAGTAGAACTATAAGAGTTAACAATAAAGAGAGAACAAAGCCCGCTCGTCAAAAATATGGCTCTTACGGCAATGTTTTCTTGACCGCCGAGGAGTACCAAAAACTCCGCAAGGACATCCCGAATATTGACAGCCTCATTGAGCAGTTGTCCACCTACATGGAGTCGAAGGGGAAACGCTACAAGAACCATGCAGCCACCCTGCGCAACTGGGCTGCACGAGATAAAAGCCGACAGAAGCCGCCTCGTAGTGGTGGCCTCCCTGATTACAGCTACAAGGACGGTGAAAGTTTATGAGAACCGAAACAGCAATCAACGCGCTGATCCAGCGCAGCGGTGGAACACCACAGCCGGAAGACTACTTCGGCGCAGATGGTCTGCTGTACTGCGGAAAGTGTAACACTCCAAAGCAAGCCTTTTTTGAGGGGCACAAGCGAGTGCCGATTCTGGGAGACCGCCACCCGGTAGAATGTCAATGCCGCCGGGTGGAACGAGAGAAGCAGGAAGCAATCATCAACGAGCAGAAGCACCTCGGTCTGGTTCACCGCCTGAAATCGGATGGATTCTCTGATACTGAAATGTGCAACTGGACATTTGCGAACGATAACGGCCGCAACCCGCAGATGAAGCACGCCCACCGATACGTTGACAAGTGGGCAGAAGTACGTACCAAAAACATTGGCTTGCTTCTCTGGGGCGGTGTTGGCACGGGCAAGAGCTTCTTTGCCGGGTGCATTGCGAACGCTCTGATGGAACAAGAGGTTTCCGTCCGAATGACCAACTTTGCCAGCATCTTGAACGACCTGAGCAACAGCTTTTCTGGTCGGAACGATATGGTGGACAGGCTGTGCAGCTATCCGCTGCTCATCATTGACGACTTCGGCATCGAGCGCGGCACTGAGTATGCGCTGGAGCAGGTCTATAACATCATTGACGCTCGCTACCGTAGTAAAAAGCCGCTGATCGTCACCACGAACCTGACCTTAACGGACTTAAAGAATCCACAGGACGTGGCTCACGCCCGCATTTATGACCGATTGCTGTCCATGTGCAGCCCCATCTGTTTTGCGGGTGAGAACCTACGGCAGCAAGCAGCAGCACAAAAAACGGCCAATATGCGCGCTCTGATGAAGTCGACTACCTGACAGAAAACGAAAATCGCCACGAAAAAACAGGAGGCACAGATGAATACCAGCATCCATGTCAATGTGAACGAGATCCCGCCAGAGGTCGCAGCGCGAATCGGCTGCGCATTCCTCGGATTCCACAAGCGTTTCCAGCAAAGCCCGGAACTCATGGCCGAGTTGGAGGCATACCGAGCCGCACACCATCAGAACCATAAAGGCAGCGAGAGCGAGGCAACCACATGAGCAATCCCAATTCCGGCACACCGCTGCAGCCCGGCAGCGCCCCGCCGCAGGGTATCACACAAGAGTATGTTGCACAGTTGGTCGTTGCCTTTATGCAGCTGTACGCTTGTATCCTCGCTCTGCCCGGCGGGTATGAGGCTCTGCAAGCCGCCCAAGAGATCATCACCTCGGACGCAAAACGGCCGGCAAACAGCATCGTCTTTCCGTTCCGGCAAACAAAGGGCAGACTATAGGGCAAAACAAAAGGCCGCCATGCAAGCAGCGAACTCGCAAGGCAGCCAAGCGGGAGCGATTGACAGACCACATCCCGCAGCCATTCTATCACACCCGGCAGCCCATCTCAAGCCCGGCACCCCCTCAAGGTACTGTGAACGGGTACCCTAGTTCATAGCGGGCTCGTCGACCCCGAATCTCACTCAGTTAGAGTACGAAAATTTTGGCATTTCGTTACGCCATTCTAGTGCAATCTGTACACCATAATGCTAGGAGGCAAACTATGGACAACGATATTCGTATTCACCTTGATGAGATTTCACCAGAGGACACTGCCAGACTTGCACGAGGCTGCAAACGGTTATATCTCAAGATCATGGCTATGCCGGATGGCGAGGCCAAGCTGGACGCAGCATGGGCCGCCTACCAGCAGAGAAAGGAAGGGGGTGAGCCCCAAAAGGATTCTGACCGCACTCCCTGATAGAACTATGCCCCTCGCCGTTCTTGCCGCGGTGAGGGGCATAATTGCACCCGCCGGGTGCAGCACAATCGAATATGGCAAGAGAAAGGGATTTTATGGCTCAAAAAGAATGGGAGTTGCTGTTCAACCTGTCCGCCAAACAGAACAGCAACTTCTCCAGCACCTTCAAGGCTGCGCAGTCCGCTCTCGCGGAAACGCAGAACAGAATCCAGCAGCTGAACAAGGTACAGTCCGACATAACTGCGTACCAGAAGCAGCAGCAGGCCGTTGACTCCACCAAGCAGCGGCTGGCCGTCTTGCAGCAGCAGTACGATAACATCCAGAAAGAGATTCAGGAGACCGAGGCCTATTCCTCTGCGCTGGAAAACAAGTTAATTTCCAAGCAGGCGCAGATCGACAAGACCACGGCCTCCCTGCACACCTATGAGCAGCGGCTGGCTGCCACCGGGAACACCCTGCGGGAAGCTGGCGTGGACACCACGCAGCTGACAGCAGAAACCACTCGGCTGGAAACCGAGGTCGATAAGCTGAAAGACCAGCAGGTTGACCTCAAAAAGACCATGGACGAGGCCGGAGAGGGCGCAAAGGGCTTCGGCGAGAAATCTGTCGAAGCCCTCGATGCCGTTGAATCTGTGCTTGCCACGGCTGGCATCGCAAAAGCCCTCGGCGAAATCAAAGACGCATACATGGACTGCATCAACACCGCAGGTGATTTTGAAGCATCCATGAGCAACGTCGAAGCCCTGTCCGGCGCATCCGGCGATGAACTGGAAGCCCTGTCCGACAAAGCCAAGGAGATGGGCGCAAGCACAAAGTTCACCGCCGGTGAATCTGCGGACGCTTTGTCTTACATGGCTCTGGCAGGTTGGAACACCCAGTCTATGCTGGAGGGCATCAGCCCGGTGCTGAATCTGGCTGCTGCCGCCAATATGGACTTGGCACAGGCATCCGATATTGTCACAGACTATCTGACCGCCTTTGGCCTGAAAGCCTCCGACACCACTCACTTTGTCGATGTGATGGCCTACGCTATGGCTCACTCCAACACGGACGTGATCCAGCTGGGCGAGGCATACAAGGCGTGTGCATCTACCGCCACCTCCCTTGGCTACTCTGTCGAGGAAACTACCGCAGTTCTGGCTACCATGGCCAATGCCGGCGTTAAGGGTGGCGAGGCTGGCACGGCCCTTAACGCCATCTTCACCCGTCTTGCCACCAACACGAAAAAGTGCGGTGACGAACTGGCGAACTATGGCGTGAACATCTACGATGCACAGGGCAATATGCAGTCCCTGTCCAGTATCCTTACCGGGATTGCCGGGGTCTGGGGCGACCTGACCGACCAAGAGCAGGCCAACCTTGCCAAGACCATCGCTGGCACGAACCAGTATTCCAAGCTGCAAACCATCATGGCCGGATGCAGCGAGGCCGCCGCCGAGGGCGGGCAGTCGTTCTCCGACTACACCGAAGCCCTGAACAACTGCGCCGGGTCTGCCGACAAGATGGCGGGCACCATGCTCGACAACATGAACGGCAGGCTGGTTCTGATGCAGTCTGCCGCTGACGGCCTGAAAATCGCCATCGGCGAGGATTTGACTCCCACCATGTCCGGCCTGTACGATGTTGGCGCGCAGGTTCTGGGCTGGATGCAGGGCTTTGTCGAGGAAAACCCCGGCGTGATCAAGGGCATTGCCGCCGGGACAGTCACCTTGGGCACCGCCGCGCTGGCTGCCGGCGGTGTGGCGGCAGTCGTGGCTTTGCTTTCCTCTGCTGCTAACGATACAGTTCCCTCTGTGCAGGAACTGACCACCGCGGCTCAGAACATGGGCAGTGCCATGAAAGAGGCCGGCACAGATTACGACACCACCTTGTCCAGCATGGAGGCAACTGCCAGTGTTGCCGACCAGTACATCGGCAAGCTGGAGGCCATCGAGGCGGCTACTGGTGGCAACACCGCCGGGAACACCGAGTATCACGATACCCTTGCCCGCCTGTCTGCGCTGGTGCCCAGTCTTGCGGATGATATTGACCTTGAAACGGATTCCATCAAGGGCGGCACCGAAGCCCTGCGCCAGCACACAGACGCTTATGTGGCCGATGCAAAGGCGCAAGCCCGGCAGGACTATCTGAACACTCTGTATGAGAAATACCGAGATGTGCTAAGCGAAAGCGCAGAGAACGAGGTCAAACTGAACGCTGCAAAAGCCAAGGTTGAGAAATCCAATGCCGGCATGGTTACCAGCTATGATAAGCTGCTTGCCACCCTCGGCATGACGGACGAGCAGTTTAAGCTGACCTATAGCACCGTTCAGGACATTCCTTGGCGTTCCATGGGCGAGGATGTGCAGCAGCTGCGCAGCGAATACCTCAGCTATTCGGCAGACCTTGTGACTGCCCGGCGAGAGGTAGAGAACTACACCGAGGCGATGGCGCAAGATCAGGAAGCGGTAGACGCTGCCCAGACCGAGTATCAGGAAGCAGCGGCCGCAATCAATGGCATGGCAGATGCACAGGATTCTGCAGCAGACAGTACCGAGGATGTTGCCGCCGCCCTGTCTGCTGCCCAAAATAATATTCAGGGCATCATCTCAGCCTATAACGAGGCCTATGATGCAGCCTTGAAGAGCGTCAGCGGGCAGTATGACCTGTGGGATACCGCTGAAAAAATCGTTGCCACTTCTGCGTCCAGCATAAACTCCGCACTGGAGAGCCAGATCACCTACTGGGACAGCTACAACCAGAATCTTGAGAGCCTGAATGCCCGCGCCGCTGACATTGACGGTCTGAGTGCCGTGATTGCCAGCTTTGCCGATGGCAGCAAGGATTCTGTGAACGCCATTGCCGGAATGGCATCGGCCTCTGACGCTGACCTTGCAAAGATGGTTCAGAACTATCAGGAACTGCAGGAGGCGCAGAAAACTACCAGCGAGAGCATGGCCGACTTAGAAACCGGCATGAGCAACGCCATGGACGAGATTGCGCAGAACGTGGCCGACAGCGTGGCAGACATGAACCTCAGTGACAAGGCCAAGGAAAGCGCACAAGCCACCATTCAGGGCTTTGTGGATGGCGCAGAGGGGATGCTCCCCCGTGTTCAGACCGTATTCTCCAAAATCGCCTCCGCTGCTTCCACCGCACTGGCAGGAGCCGGGGCAACAGGGGGAGCTGTCGGCAGCCAAGCTTGCAGAGGCATCATACCCGCTTTACAGCCCAAGCCGATCATCATAACTCAAAAAATAAC